ACTGGTTGGTACTGTCTACTTGCTGTACCTACAACAAGAAAACTACCACCACCACCAGCTGAAGCAAGACCTACATAACTTGAAATGTTACCGGCACTACTAGCATAAAATATAGTATTACCACCTGTGTTAAATATTTGAAACCCCGCTGAACCTTGTGCTAATGTAAGAATGTTGTTTGTATTATCTAAAGCAATACCAGACGCGCCTGTGGTGTAATTAGCTAAATTAAGAGAACCATACCCTAACCAAATATCCCTAAACGGTCTTTGCACAGTACCAATTGACCAGGCACTTGTTGAAGGTACTAATGTTTCTTGAAAGTAATTATAACTCATATTATGTTAAGTTCCATTGGTTGTTGAATATAAGAGTTAAACTGGCATGTGGGCCAACTAAGTTCGCTTGTGTCAATGCATCAATTCTATCTGGTGGTGTTGCAGATACTGTTATTATATTTGTTGAACCATTTAACAAACCAGATTCATCTTTAATAATATAAGACACACCAGTAATGCCTGTTGGTAATTTTATAATTGCTGCTCCATTATAATTTACTCCAATATAATAATCTGTTGCTTGAACATTATAAGCAGATACAGATACAGAGGTTGTTGGAACTCTATAACTTGTAATAGCAGAATTTAATATACCGCGTTCATTTACCACTACTGCTGTAGTAGAATTAATTGCCCGCATTACAGGTTTTGATACAGTGCCATATGCACTTGGAGAATAGGTTATTGTTGCACCAGGTGTAACATCACTTAGATAATAACATTCTCCAGGATTGAGACCAGTTAATCCAATAATTAAACCATTATATACTACTGTAAATTGAGAACTGGTTGCGGATTGAATAACACCAGTTGCCTCAGCACCGGATAAACTATTTGCTTGTGCTAAAAACCAACCAGAGGTTGTATTGTCTAATCTTACTACCTGACCAGCACTAAAAGTATTTGAATAGGTTATAATCTGGCTAGATATGTTTACTGGGCTGCCGCTATAACCTGAATAACCAGATATGCCAGAATATCCACTATAGCCTGAAATACCTGAATAACCAGAGTAACCAGATATACCAGAATATCCACTGTAGCCTGAGGTGCCACTATAACCACTATATCCAGAAGTACCAGAATAACCACTTGTTCCAGAATAGCCTGAGTAACCACTATATCCAGAATATCCGGACACACCAGAGTAACCAGAATAACCACTTGTTCCCGAATATCCGCTTATGCCACTATAACCTGAATAACCCGAATATCCAGAAATACCTGAATAACCAGATATGCCGGAGAATCCTGAATAACCTGAATATCCTGAATATCCACTGTAACCGGAAATACCCGAATAACCAGAATAGCCAGATATGCCCGAGTAACCTGAGTAACCAGAATAACCTGAATATCCAGAGATACCCGAATAACCACTGTAGCCGCTTATACCACTATATCCTGATATACCTGAGTAACCACTATAGCCAGAATATCCAGATGTTCCAGAATAACCTGAAATACCTGATGTTCCACTATAACCAGAATAACCACTGATACCCGAGTAACCAGAATATCCAGATATACCACTGTAACCTGAATAACCGGATATACCAGAATAACCACTATATCCTGAAATGCCAGAACCACTGTAACCTGATATACCACTTGTTCCAGAATAACCACTGTAACCAGAATATCCACTATAACCAGATATACCGCTGTAACCTGAATAACCACTAATACCACTATAACCAGAGTAACCAGAAATGCCTGAATAACCAGAATAGCCAGATATACCAGAATAACCGCTATATCCCGAGGTGCCACTATATCCTGAAATGCCACTATATCCTGAAATGCCAGAGTAACCACTATAGCCACTGTAACCTGAGTAACCAGAATATCCACTGATGCCACTATAACCAGAATAACCTGATATACCTGAGTATCCTGAATAGCCACTGATGCCACTATAACCACTATAACCAGAGATACCGGAATATCCTGAATAGCCGCTTATGCCACTATAGCCAGATATGCCACTATAGCCGGATATACCAGAATAACCTGAATAGCCACTAATACCACTGTAACCAGAGTAACCAGAAATACCCGAGTAACCACTGTAACCAGAATATCCACTATATCCTGATATACCTGAGTAACCACTATAACCAGAATATCCTGAAGCGGCAGCTGCACCAGAAATACCTGAATAACCAGAATAGCCTGAGATACCTGACCAACCAGAATATCCACTATAACCGGAATAACCAGAGTAACCTGAAATACCGGAATATCCCGAATAACCACTATAACCAGATATACCACTGTAACCTGAGTAACCACTATATCCTGAATATCCAGACACACCAGAGTAACCAGAATAACCAGAAGCAGCAGCAGCACCAGAAATACCTGAATAACCAGAATAGCCACTTATGCCACTATAGCCTGAGTAACCACTATATCCTGAAATACCAGAGTAACCGCTATAACCAGATATACCAGAATATCCAGAATAACCAGAGTAACCAGAATACCCAGAATAGCCACTTATGCCACTATAGCCAGAATAACCAGATGCAGATGTTGCACCTACAGCACCCGAATAGCCAGAATAACCAGAATATCCAGAATAACCAGATGTTCCACTATAACCCGAGTAACCAGAAGTACCATCTCTTCCAATAAATCCACCAGCTGAAAGAGCTGACAATGTTGTGCTATAAGATGTATATGTTCCGTCTAGATTGTTTTGTTCTAGAAATATTAAATCCTGTTGTGTAGGAACCGTTTGAGGTAACTCATGAGGAAATATTAAATTTGGATAATCTGCAGACATTTATTTAAGGGTTAAGGTCCAGGTGGTGGTATTATACCAAGTGCTGATAATAAAGCATAAACATTAGTATAATTTATAGGAGCAGGTGAACGAGCTGCTTCTGTTGAAGATTCTGAAGATGGTAATATTGGAGCCAGAGCACTTAGAGCTGGATTGAAAGCGGAAAGAATTGTGTATAGGTTGTATAGAGCAATTGTATTTGCTGAAGCTACAGCAGATGCTGTAGATGTAGCATAATTGCTTGGACTTTCTAATACTACATAAGTGCTTGCAGAAGCACCTAAAGCTCCAGTGGTTTGACCTCTTGTATTAGATACACCAACCAAGTTTACTAAAGTATTGTTGTCAACATAATCTCCATAGACACTAGTATTGGCTTGAGAATTTTGTGTATAATCAAATACAGTCTCTGACACCTTATCCACAAATTGTGTGTATTCCTTGGTTTCAATAATCTTAGGTAAATTATTAACAAGACCATCTGTCTTATTATCATAAACTTGATCCATAAGCTTTTCACGAGGAGCTTCAAGTTCATAATTAAAGTCAAAGCGCTTAGCTTTAATAGTCCAGATATAATGACCTAATAATTGATTAGATTCATCTCCACCACTTTGATCTAGACGCTCTGTTATTTCATATACTTGACCACTTCTACCATTTGGACGAGTTGATCCATATTGAGATAATTCAATAAGATCTCCAGCTTTAGGTTCATAATTAGCAGCTGAAAGAGAACCACTTATTGCTGTTACTGTATTAGTAAAAGTTGCTATAGATACTACTGCGGTGAGATCTGCTTGCCCTTGTAAACCAAATTTACTTAATATAGCATTATCATTACTAATGGTTAATGCCATAATCATAGGTATGGGTGGTGCATATTGAACCAAGGGCATTTCTCCATAGAGATAATCCATAGCAGATAGATTAAATCCATTAATATAATAATTGACCTGTTGTCCAAATTGACTAATCTGTTCTTGCCACCAGCTATTAAATAAAGCTATTTCAGAAGCATTATTACTAACGTTTAAGTAATTAATTCCAGTTGTTCCATAAACACAATTGTAACCTCCGCTTAATTGTGGACCGACATCATCAACTCCTGGGGGTGTATAAGTTCCCGTATCAATGCAATATTGTGATATGTAAGAATTATAACCCATTAAAAAATATTTACTAAATAATCTAGAATTAATGGGATATATACTAAATAATATTGTAAATGAAGATTAAATCCTTATCAGATCTTGGTAATATGTATAGTGATATAGCTGCGGCTAAACACCAGGTTCAAGACACAATTGTTACAGAAAATACAGTTAATGATGTAAAATTAACTGATACAAGTGTCTATTTAAATGAGGCTAAATTTGCTACACCAGCTGGAACACCGCTTGGTGGTGGTGCTTCTAAAGAAGCTGTTAAGAAAGAAGAAGGTGTAGAAGTTAATCCAGTATGGTCAAAGAGTGGTCCAGAGGGATTAAAGGGAAATAATTTCAAAAAGGTAGACAACGTAGAAGATCCAGGTTCAGATCCTAAGGTAATGAAAAAGGCAGAAGAAGGAACCTCAGATAAAAACGTTCGTCAAAAAGAAAATGCAAAAATTACAACTTCTGAAGAAAAAGTTGTAGAATCTGCAACAAAAAGTAGTAAGTATAATTACAAACCAAAGTTTACTAATATGTCAAAACCAAAATTCGACCAATTATATGAGGATGCTATCAATCGCATTCCTTTCGCTGAAACCCAAGAAGAAATGGAAGCTGTTGCTCCAGCAACGGATGCAGCTGCTGATTCTTCAGAAGAAATGGGACATGAAGAAGAGATGCATCTGACTCATGAAGAAGCTATTGAAGTTTGTGAAAAGCTTCTTGCATTCCTTAAAAAAGATTTAGAACATGACATTGAGCATGACCCAGAAGAGTTAGCTAATGACAGTACTCATCACGAAGAAGAAGAAGAGGAAGAGGAAGAAGAAGAGGGTGATGAAATGGTTAAAGAAGAAGTAGAAGTATCTGATGAAGGTCACGTACTTGTAAATTCTAAAAAGGGTCACCCAGATAATGTTAGCAAGCCAGTTACTGTTGGTACAACAGGTGCTAGCAAGCCAGTAAAGCGTAAAGCTGAAGATGGAAAGATTCGTAATGAGCCAGAACCTAAAGAGGTTGAAGGTGATGAATCAGCACTTCATGGTAACAAGAACAAGCTGCAGAACATTAAGAATTTTACAGCTGGTGCTACCAAAGAGCCAAAAGTTGGCCAAGGTTTGTTTGACTAAGATTTAATCAATCTTATTATTTTAAAAACCTCTTAGCAATAAGAGGTTTTTTTATGGTCCTAATCTACGACCCGGGGTATACTTGGTGACAAAATTATCCAATGCTGCACCATCTGAAGTATTTTTAGTTTTATTAAAAGGTATATTTTGACCTTGAACTGGTTTCCAACCATCCATGAGTAGTTCATCTAATCCGTCTATCTCATTACCATTAGGATTAGACATCACCACCGGATTACGCACGGAGATATTTTCTTCATCTTTATTCTTATTAAATTGTTTATATCTTCTATCTAAGCGTGTAGCGGGCATAGCCATAGTAAATGGATCCCAATTTAAAGGAGCTATCTTTAAAGGTTTACCATTACCATCTTCTTGTAAGACTTCATAGAATTGTTCGGTTACCTTTTTATCTAAAACAAATAATGCCCAGATCAAAGCCTCTACTCTATCATCTAGGTATTTGTCTGATTGCTTTTTCCAAACACCATTGGCTTGTCTTACATAGGTCTTAAATTCATTAACGGTTTCTTTATCATAGATCTTAAGACAAGATAAAGTATTCATCCAATAGCGTAAATTAGCCATAGAGGTATATTTGCTATTAGTATGAGCAAAGACGCCAAGACGATGTTCATGATCTACCTTTTCAGTGTAAGAACCCATGCTTGGGGTAAACTTAACTAGATTCTCATAATGATGAGTATGAAGTAAGGTATCTATGACTTGTGCACCGCAATTATTACGTTCTACCACTAGAGGTGGTGATCCCCATTCTCTAGCAATCTCTACCAATTTACCAGCAAAATTAAATGGATCTAATCTATTGGAGGCAAAGGTAGCTACCTGTTCTATATTGGTTAAATCGGTGATATCTACTACTTGTATAACGGAATTAGCTCTACCAATACCTTCTCCTATATCTACCCCAATGCTATAAAAATGATTATCTTTTCTATCTTTATAAATACGATAATCTCCATCTTCATCAATGAGTATTGGATCTGCGGTTCCTTCTTCTAAGGATTTTAATTGCTCTGCATCCATAGCATTCTCCCCGGCTGCTCTAAATTGATTACCAAATTCTTGATCAAAAGCAGCTTGAGAACCCAAAGACTTTAAGGTTGTTTCTTTCCATTTTTCATCTCTTCCAGGTATTTCCCACCAATCTACTCGTTCAGCATGCCAACCATTTTTATTATCCACGGCTTCCGTATAGGTATTATAAAATAGATTACCCACCCCATTAGGTGTAGATAACATAAAGATTTTAGATTTCTTAGAGGAAGAAATAACAGGATATACCGATTCCCAAAAGCTATCCATGAATTCCGCGGGAATAAAGGCTGCTTCATCTAACAACAAACAGGAGATGGAACTACCACGAGCAGCATCGGAGGTGGTGGTACTAATCTGGATGCTAGAACCATTAGCCAGTTCCATACCTTCTTTAGCATAGGTTATTACCCCCGGCTTCATATAATTGGGTAACATCTCATAAGCTAGTTTAATACGCTTAAAGATGTTCTTGGCAGTCTCTTGTTTATTGGCTATGAGTAAGATACTAAAGTCATCATTAAAGCAAACCAACCATAAAGCAAAGATAGTTAATAAGGTGGTTTTACCTGCTTGTCGACTAGATAAGACTACAATGAATCGATGATCAGCTAAAGCCTTAAGGATACGCTTTTGATAATCATAAAGCTTAATAGGCTTTTTACCTGAATCAATATTAATGATATAAAAGAAGCGAGAGAAGTATAATATATTTTTACGTGCCTTCTCTAGCTCTTCGATCATGTCTGGCGTCCATTCAAATTGTGTTTCTGGCTCAGGTAAATTTTTATTACCTAAGTAAAACGTTTCTTTTTTAGGACGCGGCATGTTATTTAATATCTGTCTGCTCTTTAGACTTTTTGACCAATTCTAAATATCTTTTTCTTTCATTTTCTAAATAGATCACAATATCCTTTACTTGCATACGCCGACCGTGAAAGTCGCAATAATGATCTTGTGGAAGCTTTTTATAATCATCTAAGGTCATACTAATAATTATTGCAGATCTTTAATATAATGAGGTAAAAGATCTGCCTTTTCATTAGGAACACAAAGATAATCCTGAGAACCAAATCCAATATGATGTAAGGTATAATTAAGATTGCGAAGCTTTTCTAAAAGGTCTTCTCCGGTGGATCCATGCTTTTCAAGCCACATATGCTCTACTTCTACAAACATAATGGGGCGACATCTTTCTAAAAGCTTTTTAGCCCCGTCTAACAATTTGATTTCACAACCTTGGACATCAATCTTAATAAAATGAATCATCTTATTATCTGGCACTAAAGAATCAAGTTGAGTCATTCTTACTCTTTCTCCACCCTTACCAACATAATTAGCTCCCATATTAACACTAAGCGCATTTATATCAATAGGTTCCATTTCTACCCAATCTTCTTTATCCCCAAGAGCAACATTAAAGGTAGTAACATTTCTTAAATCATTTAAGAAGACATTACCGGTAGCTTGTTGAAAAATAATTCTTTGTGGTTCAATGGCTAAGATCTCTCCTGTTGGGCCAACCAAATTACCCATGGTTACGGTATGATAACCCAAATTAGAACCACAGTCTATGCATTTATCTCCCGGTTTAAGAATATTAATAACCAATTTATAAAACCAAGGTTCATATTCCTCTTGGGTGCTTAGATGATGACCAAAGGTGTCATTAGGAAGAATCATAAAAGCACCGCGTTTGTTTTTTACAATCAAAGTGCCTTGTTCAACATTTACAATTTTAGACATGTAATATATTTATTATCAATCAATTAATTGCACTGATTATCCATGATGGACTCTAATGCCCATAACTTCATTTTAGAGTAAGAGATATGTGGATAAACACTTAACATAGATTCTATTAAGAATCCTAGATTAGCCTCTCCAGATCTTACCATATCCCTTAAAGAGGCTTTTATTTGCATTTTCTCTAAATACTTACTTTTGAATTTAGATTTGTTATTAGAATACATGTTTATTAGGATATAATAAGTATACTTTTATTATTTAGAAATATCCAGGATATTAGTCATCCCAAGAGGAATTTCCCAAAATTTTCCTTATAGCGCGAAGCGCTCAAAAGCCGGGTAAGCCTTATAACCAATCCACCTCAATTAAAGTATTCCGAAGGATCTATTCCAACCTCTATCATTCCCTTATACATAGAAAGATAGAGATCATCTCTTACATCTTGTGGCATGGGACCATGATGATAATCCTTCCATTCCTTCTTTAATTCTAATTCATATTCACCAATAGCTCGCATTACCGCATCTTCATCGGATTTATCTATATTACGAAGCTTAGATGCCATTCCCTCCGCTACTGAATCTCCTGATGGGGATTTATCATCTACCGGTTCCATCATCTCTTCAAGACATTTACAAACATCCCGACCACATATAGGACAAATAGATTCTTTTATCTGTTGATACTTCTCAGCTAAGATCTTATATTGATCTCTCATAATGTTATTTTAAACGCTTTCCATTACATAAACCATCTGGAGTAATCTCTACAACTGAATAAGCATGACGTTTTAGCTTTATTAAGATAGCTGTCTTGGTTTCTGGATCTTCTGATGGATTACCATTTCTAATCCATTTACTAAATTCATAACCCATATCAAGAACCCGTCCAATAGCCTCTTTCTGTGCAGGTGGAACGGTTATTGGTGGTGCATCTCTTGTACCATATGGATCCATATCTTCCATAACGGCTTCTTGCACTTTTTCATACTTCTCAGCTAAGATCTTATATTGGTCTCTCATAATGTTATTATTACTTAGGTAAAAATACTATCATTGCTAATACATTTAAAAATCAAATACCTTTAACTTATTGTCTTTCTTATCTAAACCAATATTATCTATATGAATATCAAAGGTATCAACTGGCCAATGTTTAACCGTAGATATTCTTAGCATATAGTCAACCAAAAGACTAGCAATTGGATCCTTAACACTATAATACTCCAAGGTTTCAAATACACCCATATTCGGGGTTGGAGATAGAATATCCTTTGCTATAAATTCTCCCAAAGCATCTGGATCATTACTACTCTCCCCTCCATACCTACCAACCGTATCCCTTTCATTGTCTGTAACAATATTGTTCTTAATCCATTTCCAAATTGGTGTCTTTATAGATAAATCAAGCTTATCCATTATAGCATAGTGAGGAGTAATATCCTGAAATGTAACAAATATATTGTTTTTGTTATTAGCCATAAATGTTAGCTTTTTAAATTCAATATCACTAAATGTATCCCCATTTAAAGGTGTCTTCTTTACCTGATTGTTACCTATATCTGTAACTTGAGAATAACGACCTTGCGCTTCTACTACTGATTGATACTTCTCTGCCAGGATCTTATATTGATCTCTCATTGTGTTATTATTAACTTAGGTAAAAATACTATCCTTGTTTAATGTCTTAAGTTCTATTATTTAGGAGGTTGAGGATCCCGATACATCTTTCCTGCTCCCATAGAGAAATCTATGCTCCTGCCTTTGTTTTCTTTAAACCCTAAACTTTTATAAAACCGTACTAACCTATCTCGTGAAGTGGTTCCATGGGTTTTGTTTTCTATATCAGGTGTCAATATAATCCGTTTGCCAAGGCTATCTGCATATTTTATAAGCTCTTGCATGGCTTTAGTTCCTAAACCTTTACCCTGGTTTTCTTTACCCACAATCAATGTATCTAACACCAGATCATCTCCTCTTGTAGTTACAATAAACTGCTTGAGATTAAATTGAGCTTTAATCTTATCTGCTATTTCATCATGACCAGAGACTTCCAATACCCTCTCATAGGCTTCTTCTAGTAATTTGGCTGATTTGTCTCTCATTGTGTTTTATTATTTAGAAATTAAAGCGCGCCCCCTATAGGAATTCCCGCAAAAAATTTTATTATAAAAAAAATTTGCGTGGCAGGGGGGGGTATAGGAAAACCCCTAAAAAATTTTGGGAAAACTAGGGATGAGCGGGGGCCCTATTAGATTTTCTCATAGTATATAAAATCTAATTTTCACGCTTGACTATCTTATAAACTTATTTTATATAGCTCCCATGATTTAAAAATTCTTAATTTATATAAGAGGTAGATATATAACAGCTTATATTATATATCCACCTATATATTATATAATATTATTTATTATATA